GTATTCCGCAAGCGTGCGTGGCAGGAAAAAACAGCTGTCAATTTAATCTATTTTACTGACCAAGATGTGCAGCGTACCTGAACCTGTAGAGGCAACTGCCCATAAATCTTCACCCTCAGCTAGTGATAGGCGTACCTCATCACCATTGTCCATGAGATAACCATTGCTACTTGTTACTCCGCTATTACCAATGTTTATTGCATGCTTGGCATGTAGTAACACATCTCTCTGCACATTATCTACACTAATTATTGACTGACTTGTTGTCGTCACTGTTACTTGACTTGTTATGATCGCCACTTATTTGTTCCTCACTCTGTAGTCTTGCACGCCTAAACCTTTCAAAGTCTGCGTGTTGTCTTAATCCTACCCAATTCTTTCTTTGATGCTCCATCTGTACACCGGTGTGTGCATATATTTTATAGCCAAAACTTTTAGCTCTTAAACACCAAAGTAGATCCTCACCTATCCACTCTTTGTGCAGTGGCATATCCTGGTAATAGCACCATTTGTCCCCTTGGTGTATTTGATCAGCTTCTTTTCTAAACCGATCAAAGACGGATCTATGTACCAGGATTGCTCCTGTCCCAGCTGCATCAACCTCTACAATGCTATCAGGCTCATAATCATGTAATGCGTATAAGCCACTATCTTTACCCTGTCTAAATATACAAGGCACTGGCTCTAAGTATGCTTCTCCTACTTCCCAGCCACCATGTACAACAGCTGACACAATTGGTCTGGTCTTAGCATCTGCCGCAGCTACAAGTTTCTTAAAGTCATTGACTGTAAAGCGTTGATCTGTGTCTATCTGCAATAGCCAATCATCTTTAGTCTTCTCCATAAAGGTTGCAACTACTTGATTGCGTAAGCGACTGATAACACCTGATCCCTGCAATGATATAAATTGACCTAATTGCTTTTGAGATCTAGCCACATCTAAAATGCTCGTCATAAAATCTGTCACTACATATCCGGGTGAGCAGATACCAATTGTAATTTTTTCTGTGTCTTTCAATGCCAGCCCTTCATCAACCAATGTGCCCATGCTCCACAGGCGTTTGCAACACCAAACCTATCAGTGCCATACCGGTGTTTAATGTATTTAACATGCCAAGTGATTTGTGCCTTGTAGTCAGCTGTAGCTAAGTATTTTGATCTGCCTTGAGGTAGCCCATAATGCGATCCATTTTTACTTTTTGGATCCCACCGGCTTTCCATTGTTACAAGTGGTACTAAACAATCATATTGATCTGTATTTAATTCTAATTGTCGCAAGTATTCCAATTGATAAATTTTTGTAGTTTCTTTAGCAAAGACTGTATTTATATTTATTAGATTTATTAGTATTACAAATATTGACACCTGGGTGACTAGATTTCTGATAGCCCCCCCTACCCCCCCATTGTTAATCCAATGAGTAGGTTTGGAGATGACACCCGGTATGACTGAGTTTCCGCGTAGCCCCCTAAAGCGGTTGTAATTTAACATGGCTAACCTTCCTTTGCAAGTTATCTGTTAATTGCGTGTTTAGCTGCATTTAACATCTGACAGGTTATACAAGGATCATCTCGCATTATCCAACTGCCACACTTATTGCATCTCACCGGCTCGCTCATGTGCCCTTTCTAAAAGTATATCTACAAGCTCTATGAAAGGCCTGCAATGTCGCTTTGATACAAAGTAACACTCAACTTCAATTTGTCTAGCTTTGTCGTAAATAGTAGCAATTGTCCAGAATTGTCTTGTTGATACTGGTATTGCAAAGACACCCTTAGATACTTGACTTAAATAGATATAAGCAAAAGGTTTGATTATCTTTTGATCAAAGCCGTACACAGTATCTACTAAAACTAAGGCATGAGGGAAGTCATCTGCACCTTCAAAGCTTATAGCCCTGCTCTTGACCTCTAAAACAAGCTGATCAACTACTATGTCTTTCTCATTTTTAGTTTTGTCTGCAATCTTGTCATGTGTTGTAGCAATACTAAACTCAGGCACATCAACATTAGGCACACCAAAAGATCTGAGAAGATCAGCTACATAATGGTTGTAGCTATGACCCTCAGCCATGGCTTTGTGATAATCAAAGGTCATTGCCTACACCCACAGCAAACACAAACCTTGGTCATGCCTTCATGTATTAGCCTAGGATCATTACAAGCTATACAACGCTCATACTGCCTTACTAAATCAATCTCCACACCTTTTTCTGTAAAGGTTGCTTTAACCCCATACTGATCTATCATCTCCATGTCACCCACTCATTGACTCCTTGAAGTACCAATTGCCGTTGCTAGATTGGCTTGCCCATTTAGGGGCACACTGTTGTCCTTGAGGTTTGCCACAGCTGCAAACATAACCTTGATAGGGCTTACCGGTAGTTTTGTTTATGCCGGCTTTGTAAAGCATCTTTGTGCCATCTTCACAGTATTGTTGAGGCAAACTACTTTTAGTATCACTCGGTGTTTGCTCTGCAAAAGAGGCTCTTAAAACATCTGCTACGGCGGCAGACCTAGATCCTGGTAAGCCGTAGTTTAAATTGTCAGATTGTGTTACCTGTGTTGTATCTGATCTCAATTCATCATCTAAAGCAATCTTTGGCTCTACTGACCAACTTGTAGCTCTAGCCATTGACTCTTTAGGTGCAGTCTTGTTTGATCCTTTTAGCAGTGTCAGGCATCTAGCAATACAGCTTGTAGCTGTGTCCTCTAAATACCACTTACGCATGTGGGCAGGGTAATCATCCCTTTCACCCTTAGCGTAATTAGTAACAGCCGGGTTTGCATCATTGCTATCTCTGTACAAACTGCCTTTGAACACAACAATACCTTTGTCAAGATTGATTTCTACCAACTGTAAATCTATCCGGCCAAGCGGATAGTTATTTAGAAACCATCTGTTTAAGGTAGCTGCATCTTCATATTGTGTCAGATCTATCATTGCATCTCCTTATCCCAAAGCTTTACAACCTTCTCCATTAAGTATTCATTGTCAGCTTCAAGCATCTTTTGGCGCATTGATGGATGTGTTTTTACAGTAAATTTTTCCACCTTTACACTTGATTGCTTTGCATCTTGCAAACCGCGTTTATAGCCACTCTTAAAGCCTTTGTCGTAGCCATTTTCAACTGCAACCATCCAGGTAACACCAATTAACAGTGCAACCAATGTAAATAAAGTAATCGTTATTAACCAACCATATATTTCAGAGTTCATATTTCACCGCTTCCTTGAACTTGTCTAACCAATAACCCTCAACCATTGCAGCTGAGAGCCTACCTCTGACCTGAGATGCGCCCATTGATTTATGAGCGTATGCCCTGATTAGAGAAGCTTTTACAAAGTGTGTGCGTTTGCTATCAACATACGCGCCACTTTCTTTGTCATATTTAACAATTACCATGTCATCAATTTCATCAAGTCCTCTGGTAGATCTACCGGTGCTACATCATTTACTATTTTGTACTGTGTACCACTTGGATGTATTGATGGTGGTAGCACTACATAACCTTTGTGTTTAATATCTATGCCAGATATTAGTTTGCCCTTAAATTGCATAGGCTTTTGTACATAGAAATATATGTGGTAACCATCATGTGTAGCTACAACATGTGTGTTGCATCTAAAACAGCGATCTAGTAATTCATAAAACTTAGGATCTTTGCAAGCATTTCTAAAATCAAAATCTAATACAACCAAACTAGATTGAGATATACCAAGGCCAATGTTTAGCTCTTGATCTGCAAACCATTGATCAATCTTTTCTTGATCAAGTGTTGCATCTAAATAACCATGGCGTAAAAATCTAGCCGGCTCTTTAGATTGTTTTTTTAGTGGCAGTACATACCAGCCCTTTTGTGCATACTCGGTAGCGTTCATTTTCCCATCCCTTCAAATGGATTTACAAAAGCAATTAAAGCATAGCCTACTGACAAATGCAATTACCCAAAGGCTTTTCCAAGCGCGGCAAAACTGCCGTCTGTGTTGAAGCGGATCATCTCAAAGCTTGGATTGCCACGCTTGATAGTCATAATTACTGCCCCAGCTTGCCAATTGGCATAATAACCGCCCTTGGCCAGATAGCGCATCTTAGAGATATTACATGTATGACCTACCTCTATACCTACTAAAACCCTCTGTAATCGGCCATTAAAGGCCTCTGAGTGGCATGTGTAGCCCATCCTGTGACTATGCCCTGAAATTACAGACCGACCCCAGCGTTTTGCGATATTCAACGCGCTTGAACCGCCGACCCTAGACAGGTTGCCCTCATCCCCATGGCAGAGTACAAACTCAGTGCCGGGGATCTCATACGGCTTTTTTGCAAAGTAGATCCCAAGATCCTCATAACCCATAAACTTTTCATATTGCAGCTCTGGTAGAGCCATTAAACCGGGTATCTGACTGACTGCACTAAATAACCTATCACCATGATTGGATCTTGAAACTACATCTGTCTTTAGATCATACAAAATATCTTTGCAAAGATCTCTGTCAGCATTTAGTGTTTGTTGAAATGACTCAGCTTTACCTTGACTGTATTTAGAGATTGTATTTAGGTCAAGTTCATCACCTACATTTAATACAAGATCAAACTTGAAAGTATTTACTAGTTTTTTTAGATTAACAATTGCCTCATCAAATTGAAATGGCACTTGGAGATCACTACAAATTAAGTAGCGTGCGTTAAAAGACTTGTCGCGCTTAATCTAATTCCTCATCATCATCCCATGGCTTAGACAAAGGATCTTTTTTATCTACAATCCAATCCGGATAAGATGACCGATCCATTGCAAAAGCTAGAGCTGTACCTTCATCCATACCAGCTTTACGGCAAGCCATATAAACTTCATTAGCTGCAATAGCCCAAAAATCTAACTTAGTTAATGGCGTATCTTTAGTTGTGCGCCTACGCCTTGCTACCTTTTTGACTTTGCGTTTAGTTGCCATGAGCTAATCATAAATCATAAAACACCGGAGATAGCTCTGTGGACACCTTCCTCAAGACTAATTTTTGGTGTGTAGTAATCACTCATCATTGTTGGATCACCTACGCGGTAGGCTACCCCTGCCGGCTTATCTGACAAGATGTTAAACCTAGGCATTTTTGTAATTCCAAGGGTTTTTAAGGCTATTTGTGATAGCTCAAGAAAAGTAGTAGGCCTGCCTGTACAAAGATTGACTGTCTGATTGCAATTGTTTTGCGCCATTGTTACTACTGCATCTACTACATCATCAATGTGTATAAAGTCCCTAGTAGTAGTTGCTCTACCCCATATATCAAATGGATTTAAGTTGAGTATTGCCCTCTGCATAATTGAAGGAAAAGGGTAAGTCATATCTTGATCAGTGCCATAGCCACTAAAAGGTCTAAGGATTAAAACCTGTGTACCCATCTCACGCAGGTAGCTCATCAACATCTCACCTGTTAACTTAGCCCAGCCATAGCTCATATCAGGTGCGCCAATTTTCTTGAAATTTAGATCTTTTTCTTTTAACTTATGTTTTTTGCTTAGAGTTTGAAGCTCTGTTGGATAAGCAGCGGATGAGCTGAAATAAACTACATAAGGCTGCTCTGTAACCATGCACCAATTGGCAAACTCAGCATCAATAGCTAGATCTACAGCTAAACTTAAAGGCTCATTTTCTATTTGTTGCCGGCCACCTACAACAGCTGCAAGGTGTATTACAAGATCATATTTTTTTGTTTCTAACTTAAAAAAGTCCCGGCAGTCTGTACCATTTTTTAGATCTACTAAAGTCAATTGTGCATAAGGTAAGGCACGCCTAAAGGCTCTGCCTACAAAGCCATGTGAGCCGGTGATCAGGACTTTCATTTAAGTGCATGTACAAGATCTGCATACTCTTTAGATCTTAGGTAAGTTTGCAAGGTTAGTAAATCTTCTTCATACCATTTAACTTGATTAACTCTTTCATAACCTTCATCCATCTCAGCTTTACCAGCTGCCGGGTGCAGGTGTTCAATGATCACATCTGGCAGATAAACAAGACAGCCAAGATCTATTGCTAATTGTTTTACAAAGTTATCAAAATACAAATGTATGCAACCGGGAAAAGTAATACCTCTTAGCTGATCAACAATATCTCTGGTCATTGCAAAAGCTGTAGGCAGGTTTTGTCCTTGCAAAAGATCATCACCATAGGCAATGCCGGTCTTACCTAATAACGCTTTTTCAAAAGCCTTGTCCCAATCCAGCGATCTAGGCAGGTGATCATCACCCATAAAAATGTAGAGATCATAAAGAGGAAAGCGACTGTAATCAAGTAGATGCACCGCAGCATCATTAAGAGCTTTGGCGCAACCGCCTGTCTTATTATCCGAAGGCAAACACTTATAGTCTTCATTTTTTGCATACTCATCCCATTTTGGATCATCATTATCTATAACAGCATACAGATCTACAGATGCGTTTGTGCCAAGAAAAGATGTAGCTAGTCTGGCCATGTTTTCAGGTCTGCCTCTACTTGGCACTATCACGCAGCTTCTCATAGGAGAAGGGTATGCAGGTTAGTTTTTAGTTATGAGTATTTCATAAAGCGTGTCTAGTTTATTTTCTATGCGGCAGATTCTACCTTCAAGATTATGCTGACCATTTTTGTCAGGCTTAAGCTCTGAAAGATAATGTTTTACAAGCCATCTTACAGCTCCGATAAATGAGCCTAAAATTGTTATTACAGCTACCGATAAACCTGCCCACTCATTAGCACTCATTAGCTATTACGGCCAAAGGCCTGATCCTGTCCATCAAAGTATCTAATTAAAGGGGCGACTAACGCACCTGCAAGAATAGATAACTCAGGGCGTATGTCAGCTACTAAGGCTAAAGCTGTAGTGACAGTAGCAGCGGCTAGACTGCGTAGATAGGATTTAATAATTGCCTTTTGTTTTGCGCTCAGTTTCATTTTATTCCTAACTGTTTGATTTTATTTTGCACTTGATTTTTATTCATGGCTATTTCAAAGTGCATTTCATCCTTACGCTTTTTGTAGTTGCCGCCCCAAGCCAAGCCATACTTAACTAAAAGCAATTGTATAGTATTTCTTTGCTCTTTTGTAAATGTATTTGACTTACCTAAAGGGTGTTTTGTAGCGTTCAAATCTACAGCTGTACCGGATGAGTGATTGCTTAAAACTTTATCTGATCCCCTAGTCATCCTAAAGGCATAACCCCAGTCATCTAATTTACCTTGATCAATAGGCTCTACAAGCTCATCAAACTCTTTACAAAAGGCAACAAGTATTGGTGCTACATCTTTTGCACATGCAATCTTTAAGGTTGTGCCTGGGATACTAAAAGATTGTATGCCTATAGCTTTGCGGTCTTCACTAGCCGGCCAGCCGTTTGGGCTTGTCAGCTCAATAATTTTTGCCATGACCTAACATGCTTATGAAAGCAAAAGCCTAGCTTCGGCCTCGGTGATACCCAATTTTTGTAGCAAGGCAGACTTAGCTATAGCATCTGCCGCCTTTTGTGCATCCTCTTCGGCTTTTTGCGTAGCGTATTGTTCGGCCATTACCTCACGCTCTGCTAGCTCTTCTTCGGTTAATGCAATCTCTTGCACCTCACCTGTTGAGCAATCTACGATTATTTTATTTGTCATTATTTCTCCTTATGCGTTAGATATTCCATATAGATAAGCGGTTGAGTATTGGTTAAACAATGTACCAACTGAAGGCGTTAATGTGATTGAAGTTATTGCGGCTGTATTTGACCAAAGAAGCGCATTAAAATCTGCATAAACATTAGCTCCCACATTGTTTTCAGTAACAGAATCAACGTTTATTGATTTATATGATGATCCTGAATAATTTGGAATATAAAATTCAAAACTACTAAAAGTGTTTGCGGTGGCAGTTGAAGCAGTTGCTACACCTACAAGTCCAGTTGTTCCGTTAGCACTATATCCGCTAACAGCATCACCTTCTAAAAGTCTCCAAGAAAAATTAGCACTACTTCCATTAAGAGAACCAATTACGGAATCTGCAATAGAAGCGCGGTTGGTTCTCGCGCTTACTTTTATCAATATGTCTGTATAGGTAGCAGGTATAGATGTAAAGCCCATTGAAGCCGCACCACCACTACCAATCGTAACACTAGAAATTAAAGTATATGTATTAGCCATTATGCCGCCTTAATTCCGTAGAGTGTAAAGGTTGAGCCTGAGTTGATATTGCCAGAACCTAAAAATACTTCTATTGCGTTAATAGCGGATGTATTGCGCCATAATCCAACTGTTGCTGCAACACCTGGATATGTGCCACCAGTTGCGCTATTCCATCTAGCCAATAAAGTTTTGTAAGTTGTTGAGTTTGAATAGTTGTTAAATGAAACAATAGAAGTGCTTGGATTTGTGCTGTTATTTCCAACATTGAAGGTTATTTGAATATTAGTTTGATTAGATTCACGGCTGCTTGTTGCACTAGACCCTGAACCTTCTAAAAAAGTATTTGAATAATTTGAGCCTGAATCGCTATTAAATCTAAATTGCAAACCTGTACCATCATTAGCGGTTGTAATTGAAGCAACAAGCACTAAATCAGTATAGGTACCTGAGATAGAACTAAAGGTAACACTTGCCGCCGCACTACCCAAAGTATTTGTCGCTATCTTTTCATATGTACTTGGCATTATGCTCCTTTAATTCCGTATAGGGCAAAAGATGAGTATTGAGCAAAGTTATCCGCATTAGGTAGAATTGTTATACTAGTAACTGCCGCGGTATTCATCCATAAACCAGACATGAACTGTACAAAACCAGCGCCATTATTATCAGCACCAGATAAAGAACGAGTTGTTTTATATTTATTTGTATTGGCATAATCCAAAATATCAATTACATTTGCAGCAAATACACTTGTTGCATTAGCATTTATATTGGTTCCAAAAAACATTGATGTTTGGCTTGCAAAACCATTAGCACCAACAGCGCTACCACTACCATTGATAAAATGTCTTGCGTAATTTGAACCAGTATCCGAATTAAATTGACCAAAAATTGATTGGACATTAGAGTCTGCGGTAGTACATTTACAAAATGCTCTAATCTGTAAATGGGTATATGTAGCAGGTATTGAACTAAAGGTTATAGTTGCGCTTCCGCCTGCACCAACTGTTACAGTAGAAATAGATTCGTAGGCAGTGCCACCACCTGCCGCACTACCGCTGTCTAATATCCCAAGAATTAAAGACATTAAGCTATCCGGCCTACCACATACCAACTATCAGCGGCTACCTTAATACAGCTTGCCGCTCCAAAAGTTGTAGTAATTGTAGGACTTGTAGAAACTGCTCCGGCAGAGGCTACAGTTACACCTGCACCTTGAACAATAGTCATTGTGCCAGTGGCACCAATCTTAATTAAATTTATGACTGATCCAGTTGTAATAGCTACAGAGCTGTTCGGTGGTATTGTAATTGTTGTAGCACCTGTGTTTGAGTAAGTAATAAGTTTATTATCGGCATCTGCGGCTACAAAAGTATCAGATGTAGTAGTCACAGCCCTTACAGTCAGGTTAGCAATGCTGTTCATTTGTGCAGCTGTCAAAACTTGTCCGGTTACAAAGGTTGCCATGTATCTCCTAGTAGCTCAAAATGTCTTCATTTAATAAACCATCAACGGCTGAGTCTAGCAAAAAACCTACCGCAAAGGGTTGAGCGCATGAAAATGTTACAAGAAAAGAATTAGGGGTAATTTGATATTGCACACCGGCTATAACGCTATCACTGACTACATTGCCGGCAGGTAAGGTTTGAGTAACCTCAATAGGGTTAAAAATGTCAAGCTCTAAAGCCGCCGTAGTCCTTGCAGGATCATCTTGACTATAGGCATCTACAGTCAAAGAGTTAAGCTGTATATCAACACCTTGCTCTTTGCGTGAGGCAATAATCATTTGAGCTTGATTGAGAGCATCTGCCTCAGTCTGCATAATGCCTGATCTAACTCGGCTATGCTGAAAATAATCCTCAATGCTCGCCGTATCGCTCGCGGTCTGACTATTCAATGATGCCGGCGTAACAGTAACTTTGTTAATCATTTGAAAATCAGATATATCAAACTCAACATTTTGGTAGGTAATATCACCTGATCCATTGACATCTGAAAATTTTGTAAGTGTAGATCCAGAAGCAGTAATAATGTCTGTCCTTGACATAAACTTAACAAAGCCTCTTTGATCAACATACAAAGCCCCGGTTTCTGTTTGCTCAACCTCTTGCAAAGCTCCAAGCAAAGATCTTGAAGCTCCAGAGTCAGCTTGTACAGTAGTAGTAGCTGTTGTAGATATGTCCCTCATCCCCCCAGGCCAATCTCCAGAGTCAAGCAAACTTGTAACCCTTTGCGCTGTGGTCTGTCCGGCAGTGCCACCGCTGACTGTGGTCAAGGTGGTGAGGTTTAGCAGCTGAAAACCATCTACACAATTAAGT